TTTCTGCTATTACTCCTTTTATAACTGCTTGCCATAAATCTTCTACAGTTTTCATGATTCTTCTGGAATTCCATTTAATAGTCTGTCTACAACTTGTTCTCTTAATTCTTGAAAGAATACATCGTCTTCAAGTTTTAATAAGAATTCTACTAAGTCATATTTAACACCATCAAATGTATAAGTTTTGCCGTATTTTCTACCAAGATTTACACTAGAAGCTAATGTCATTAATTCTTCAATTCTATCAATACCAACACCAAATTTTATTTTAAATTCTGTATTGTTATAAGGTGGATGAGTTTTGTTTTTAATGGTTTTAATTCTAGTTTTGTTACCTATAACTTCACCACCTTCTTTATCAACAGTTTTAGCTATTTCAAGTCTACAATCTGAATAGAATTTTAAAGCATGTCCTCCTTGTGTAGTACGTGGATCTCCAAACATTACACCAATTTTTTCTCTAAATTGTGATATTACAATTACAGCTGTATTAGTTTCTACAAGTTTGTTTTTTAATTTAGGATAAGCACTGCTATTAAGCTTAGCTTTTGTACCAATAGCACTATCACCTATTTCACCATCTACAACTTTTTTAGGAATAAGTGAACTATCAGAATCAATAATTACTAGGTCTATTTCTCCAGTTTTAATCATTTCTTCAGCTATGTTAAAACCTTCTTCACCATTTGATGGCTGAGATAACAATAATTCTTCTGTATTTACACCTAATGCTTGAAAGTATTTTTTATCAACAGCATGCTCACCATCAATATAAACAACTTTTCCTCCTGCTTTTTGACAATTAGCTGTTATGTGTCCACATAGAGTAGATTTTCCTGAGCCTTCCCATCCCATTAATTCGTATAGTTTACCTTTTACTATGCCTCCTACTCCTAAAACACCATAGTCTATTCCTATACTTCCTGTACTAATAATATCATAATCATCAGCACATTTGTCGTTTAATTTCATTATGGCTCCTTGACCATAAGTTTTGTTTAATCTAGCTAAAGCATCAGCTAAATTGCTTGATTCTTCTTTGTTTTTTCCCATTATGTAGTTAATTTTTGTTTCTCAAATTTAATCAATTTATCGCTTTATAACAAATAAGATTACAAATTAAACCCCTCCGAAGAGGGGAATAATTCAAAATCAAAAACAAACAGCTACCCGTTTTCTCTATCATCTCCTGAACCATGAAGAGTATTTGTTTCTCTTCGTTTAATCAGTTTATCATAGTTCATACGGGCAATTTCTTCTAGATCCATGTCTATTTCATTAGCTAAAGCTGTTATGTACCAGAGAACATCTCCTAGTTCTTTAGCAATAGCTGGTCTGTGTTGGTCTATTAACACCATTTCACTTGCTGCATCTAATGTGTGTAGGTTGTCATCTCTATAAAGCTTTTTAACTTTATCTGCTACTTCACCAGCTTCACCGGTTAATCCTAATGCACAATATGCCAATCCTACTTGTTTAGGATATACAGCTGTTTCTTCAATAATTTGTTGGTACTCTTTAAAATCCATAGTTGTTATTTATTATTTATTAAGGTTTTCCATTCTTGTAATTTTTCTTCATCTGCTTTATCAAATTCAGCAGGAGGATTTTCTTTTCTCCACTCTAGTCCTGTAATAACATCTTCAAGTGCAGATTCTAGTTCTTTAATTCTTTCTTTTTGTTCAGAATATATTTGTTTTTGAGATTTCCACATATTAAAAGATATATCTAATTGTGTTCCATGGAATAATTTGATTGTGCAATTTACGAAACTTGTTTACCATAGCATTTTTATAATCTACTTGGTAACGTATATTTTCACCACCATATTGAGAAATTTTATGTTCTTGCATAAGAGGAGTCCAAAGCATATTTTCTCCTGGTAAACCATTTCTTTCATTATACTGATGTTTTTCACGATTATGAGTTAAAAATATAACTTCTGCTTTTACTCTAGACTGAAACCTAACATCTACTGCATCATCTAAATCTCTAAATAATTTTGTATATAATCCTTCAAAATCTGGAGTAATTACAACAGGACTAAAATTTATATGAACATCATATCCAGCAGATATAAAAGAATTGATAAAATGCATTCTTTCTTGTACAGGTACTGAACCAGGTTCTAAAATTTCAGATAATTCATCTGGCATTAAACTAAATCTAATTCTTATTTTTCTTTTAAAGTTTTTGCATGCTCTAATAAATCATCTATTGTTTTCATTCTTTTTCAGCTTTAAATTCTTCCATTGCATAATCTTTCATTGCTTTATGAAATAATTCTTTTCCTTTAGCATTAGTATGAAACACAACTCTTCTTTCAGGTGGATCAAATCTAGTAGTTTTTAATTCTGCTAGATATTCATCTAAAGCTTCTATTAAAGATTCTTTATCAGTTCCTTCTGGAACCATTTTCAATGGTTTTATTTTAATTTCAGGAATCCATTTTACAGCTTCAAGTAAATCATCAATAGTTTTCATTCTAGTTCTGTATTTCCTTTTCTTCTTGGTTTAGAGTATAATGTTACTTCTTTGCATAACTTTTTGAAGTATTTAACACTAAAATCCATTTTCATTTTATTAATGTCTTTATGACACCAAACAACATTATTAAAAGTGTATCCTTTACTAGAATCAATTCTATCTAAAGAAGCAGTAGTTGTATTATCATTTTTACTTCTACCAAATTTTAATAATTTTCCAGTATAAAAACATTTTTTATCTTGATTTTTAAAAATTTCCCACATTTGTTCAATAGTTAAATCAAAATAAATATTTCTTGACTCAGCACACCAATTTTTTATTTTAGTAAAAATTGAATGAGGAATTTCTTTATATCCTTTCCAGTTAGCATCTTTTTTTGCACAACCACAAGATTTAGTTGTTTCTTGCACAAGATATTTAGATAAAACAGATTTAAAATTTCCACAATCACATATACATTTCCACATAATACCTCCATTTGATTTAGATATGTTTTTTGTTTTCCAATCTTCAGTAATAACTGTAAGTTTATTAAATTTTAAACCTGTTAAATCTACATATTTACATCCTGTTTTTTTGTTTATTTTGTATTTTTTCATACACAAATATAAACATATAGTGTAATATAAGGAAATTTAATCCTTACTATTTACATTATCTCTATTTTTATAAGGACAGTTTTTGCAACCTAAGCTACAACAACTGCCTCTTTTTACTAATTGCTCTTTAGATATAGGAACATTCCATTCTTCATTAAAATAGTAATGTTTTTCTATCCAATCCATATTACCCACATTTAGAATTTCCACAATCTAAACATTTATGGCAACCTTCTTCAAATATTACATTTTCAGAACCACAACTATTACATGTTACTCCAGAAGCTTTAACACCTTCCGGAATATACTTTTTAAGAACACGGGCTAATGACTTAGCAAAACTAAACATATCACCATCTATTTTCTGTAATTGTTCAACTACAAATTCAATAGCTGTACCATGTCTAAGTCCCATACTAACAAGTCTTGTTATAGCCTGTTGTTCAGGTGTCATAAAATCTCTAATCTGAACAGGGTCTCCTCCATTTTTAAATACATAAGATCCTCTAGCTTCTTTTACTATTACTCCTTCACTGGAATAATTATTGTCACTATTATCAATAAAAATTTCATAAGGTTTACTATCCATTAATCCAATTAAAACATGATAATCAGTTCCTTTAGAAGTTGATTTGTGTGCATGTGCTTCAAGTTCTTTAGGACGCTTTACAGCATCTTTATACTCAAATGAGTTTTTAGGTTTTGAATCATTAGAAACAAGAACACCACTTCTACTTCCATCTCTATAAACAGTGATACCTTTTACACCTTTTTTCCAAGATTCTAAATAAATTTCACTTACAGCTTCCAGAGAAACATCAGATGGTAAATTAATTGTACTACTAATACTATGAGTTATATACTTTTGAATCGTACTTTGAACTTGTACACGTTGTACCCAATCAATTTCAGGTGCTGTAGAACCAAACCAAGGGGAAACTTTAAACCAATCTTTTAAAAATTCAGTTGTATAAACATCTTTAGGTATATCTGGATCATTTAATTTTAACCAATCTTTAAATTTAGGATGTAATACAGCATATTCTTGCCATGTATCACCAGTGTCATCTGTAAAATCTACACGAACATTTTCATCACTAGGATTAACTTTTTTTCTTCTCATATAATGAGACATAAATAAAGGTTCTATTCCTGAAGTTGTTTGAGCTAATAAACTAACAGTACCTGTAGGTGCAACAGTAGACCAACTAACATTTCTTCTACCATAATGCATCATTCTTTTAGCTTGACTTGGAAAATTTTCACCAATCATTAAATAAAAATCATTTAATTCTAAGTTATAGTTCCAGCCTTCAAAAGTTCCTCTAGTTATAGCCATATCAATTGTACAGTCTAGTTCAGAAGTCATTTTAGCATCCATAATATTTTCAATCATGTTTAATGCTAATTCACTATCATAAGCTAAACCAAGAGCTGCTAATGCATCACCAAGTCCTGTAAATCCTAAACCTGTTCTACGAGAAGCTTTAGCTGTTTTATAAACTTTTTCCCATAAATTACGTTCAACTTTTTTAGTTTCAGTATCTTCTGGGTCTTTGTCTATTTTTCTAATAATTTTAGCAATATGTTCCATTTCTAATTCTACTAAATCATCAGAAAGACGCATTGCTTCATAATTAATTTTGTAAAAATGTTCAAAATCAAATTCAGCTATATCTGTAAAAGGATTTTTAACAAATGAAAACAAATTAACAGCTATAAGTCTACAAGCATCATAAGGTTGCATTGCAATTTCTGAACAAGGATTTGTTGTTACTTGTCTAAATTGTGGATAAACACCATCAGGAGAATAATTAACCATATTATCCCAGAACATTAATCCTGGTTCAGCTACACCATGAGCAGATTTAATAATTTCATCCCAATAATCTTTAGCTTTAATCTTTTTAAGATATCCACTTTGATCTTTTTTAAGAGTAATATGTGAATAAGTAGTTAATTCATTATATTCTAAAGAATCAGATAACGATTTATCTACTGGTATTTCACAAGGCCATCTTAAAATATAATCTTCATCATTTTCTACAGCTTGCATAAATTCATCATTAAGCTTAATAGAAATATTAGCACCAGTTACTTGACTTAAATCTCTTTTAATCTTAATAAATTCCATTACATCTGGATGATTAACATCTATAGAGAGCATTAAAGCTCCTCTCCTGCCTTTTTGTGCTACTTCCCTAGTAGTATTACTAAATCTATGCATAAAGCTTACAGCTCCTGTACTAGACTTAGCAGCATTGCTTGTAGGAACTCCTTCAGGACGTAATGTTGAAATATCTAAACCAACTCCTCCTCTTCTTTTCATAAGTTGAGCCATTTCTTGGTCTTTTTGAAATATACCACCATAACTATCTTCAGGTTGTCCTATAACAAAACAGTTAGATAATGATCCAATAGAATCAGCACCTAACTGTGACATTACACTTCCCTGGGGAATAATGTATTTAAAATCTTGAAACAATATATAAATAGAATTAGCATCTAAATTGTCCCTTTCTTGTCCATACTTACTTAAATCTGCTTTTGAACCATCTTTAGTAAATTGGTTTTCTTTATTAATAAAGTTTTTTTCTATTCTGGCAAATTGTTTTGCCATTCTCCAGTGCATATCATCTGGTGTAATTTCATCTTTTTGAGCATATTTGGATTTCCAAACAGAAGCTGCAAGATCATCACCATTAAAATACTCTAACAGTTTTTCATTCATATCTATAAATTTTTTGTTTTTAAAAAAGCGGAAGGTAAAGATAGATGCTAATCTAATTGTTTACAACAATTTGTATCTAATTTATAAAATTTTTTCAGTCTCTATAAAAAGATATTTTATTAAAATTTTCTCAGCCTCCATTCTATCTGAGCTACCTATAATTAAATGCTCATTTTGTTTATCTTCTTCTTTTATTAATTCACCATTAAGACTAATTTCAAATCTATCTAGTAAATCATTATAACATACACAACCAATAAATTCTAATGTATCAAAGAAATATGTTAATGACATTGGTGCAGTTTGTATATTTAACTGCAACATATTATCTGTAAGAAATGATTCTATTCCAGGAAGTTCTTCTTTATCTTTATACTTATCAATTAAGTACTTTTTGTACATTTCAAATGTCTTAGGACATTCTTTATAAATATTTTCTAATTTATTCTTCATTATTTATAATTTTTTCGATATCTAATATTTCATTTTTTTCATTAAATGTTGGCCAAACTTCTAAATTATGATTACTAATAATTGTACTATCAATCATTTCTTCTATATAATTTATAAGTTTTTGATCTTTATTAAAAATCATCCATTGTAAAGAATCTTTTTTAGGTTTATTAGGATGTGTTAATAATTCTACTTTTTTGGGAAATAAGTTTTTAAAATTTTCACTTACTTTAGAATATTTTCCTTTTTTTATTAATTCAAAATCTTCTTTAAATTTTTCATTTAATAAATATACTAAAACAACATATCCTTTTTCATAATCATAATCATCTATAATTTCTTCATTATTTTCATATTGTAAATCTAAAAAATTTGAAAATTGATTTAAATCTTTAGGTTTAAATAATAAAAAAATAACATTTTCTTGATGATATTCTTCTTTATCAACATCACCTAAATAAGCATTAATAAAATTATTTTCATATAGAAATTCCCTAGATATTTTTAAAGTAGGTACCATAAAAATACTTGTAACTGTTTTATATGTAATCACCATTATTCTTTAATGTTTAAAGTTCCACTTCTATGAAAATTAATTTTACTAATATTCCAAATATTATTTAATACAGCCCATTGACATTCATCTATGATTTGTTTAACACCTTCATATTTTTTGTCTTTGTATTCAAACCCTTCATAAGCATCTATCATATCTTGTTCAGATAATGTATAAATTAATGGCTGATAATAATTAATACTATCACATACAATAAATTGAGGGTATTCAACTTTATATCCATAAAATCCACAACTTTCATCTGTAGCAGCTAAATAACAAATAGCTTTATAATATAAATAAGCTTGAATGTATGTACGTCTATATAAATAGTATTCTTTATAGAAATTTTCTACACTCCATGTACATTTTAAATCATAGATTTTCACAACTTTAGCTTCATTATCAATAATAACTTTGTCAAGCATAGATTTTAGTCTCATACCATCTATTACATAATCTTCAACTTTCATTTGATTAATTACAGTGTAACGAGGTCCACTTTCTAATTGGCATATATGTGATGTATGTGGTGTAGTTAATAAAGCTTCTACAATTTGTTCAGCATTTGTAATGTCTTGAACTTCTACCATTGTCATACCTAAATGTTCTACCTTGAGACACTCTTCATAATATAATCTGTTCTCTGGATCATCTAATTTTTTAAGAACTGTTTCAAATTTAATAGCAAATCCAGAAATTTTATATGCTTCTCGAGCTGCTGTTTCAAAATCAAATCCTTCTTTTTCATTATCTCTTCCTACAATTTCTGCAAGAGCATAAATAAAATCTCCTGTCATTCCTCCAGGGAGCTTTACACAAGAAGACATGAAAAACATATCATCAAACCTATCAGGTTCCATTAATAATGTTTCAACAAGTCTACCCATATCAGAGGCTTTATTTGGTTTTTCTTTAATTTTTTCACCAAGTATATACTTGCGATAGTACTTACGTCTATCTACTGAAAAATCTTTTAAACTACTAGAGCTATTATAATCTAATGCTCTGTATTCACTTTCACTCATTGTTCCAATACTCATAATTTATTTCTTTTTGTTTTTACGTTCTTTTTGTGTTTTTGTGTGGTGACATGTTTCACATAATACTTGAAAACCATCTACTTCACAAAATAATCTTTCTACAAATCCAGGTAAATCATCATAACATCTTAATGATCCTGCTGGAATTATATGGTCTATATGTATTTCTTTGTCAGGAAACAATCCTTTACATTCTGCACACTCAAAGACCCATTTTCTTCTTTTATTTGGCCCTATATATTTTTTTCTGGCCTTTTTCTTAGCTTCAGCAGCAGGTTTCCACCATCTACTTTTTTGTCTAAGAGCACTTCTAATACCTCCCCAAAATGCTGATTCTGTCATAGTACCAGCATTTCGAGTTCTAGGTACTCTTGGATTTCTAACTTTTTTTGCCATTATAACATATTTTGTTATAAAGATACAAAAATATTAGAAAAGCACATCTTGATTAACCCACATCACTTCTTCATACTCTGTGTTATCCCATAAATGTTTATTTAACTTAGTAAATGTGTTATTAGTATTCCAAGGAACACCAACTTTTGCTTCACTAATAGATTGTTTTACTAAAAACCAAGGATAAATAGCTGGTAATACAGCTTTGTATTCTTTATATACATCTTCACCACAGAAGACGATTGGAATATTACGTTTAACAAAAACATTTTTAATAAGATGTTTAATAAACGGAACCCATAATCCTTTATGCTTCCCAGGAGAACCTATTTCCGTAGTTAAAGAACTACTAATAAATAATACTCCTTGATTAATAAAGAATTTTAAATCTAATTGTTTAATTATATTAACATTCAAATCATAAAACTCTTTTTCCATTGCTTCATAAAAAGCATTTAATTGTGGGTGTAACTTGTCTACAAATTCACAACTTAACGGTATACCATCAGCATACTGTAAATCGTTTTGTTTTTCACTATAAGGTTCATCAAAAATAAGAACACATCTAACATTAGTTAAGGGAGTTTCAAATGCTCTAAAAGTTAAATCACTTTTAGGTGCAATTTCGCCTTTCTGCTTTTTTAGAAAGGCGTAAATTTTATTACACTCATTACTCTCTATAAACTTTTTTACAGATGCATGCCAGCTTGAATGAAATTTTGATTTAAAACTATCCCAATTCATAATTAAGTCCCAAAACTGGTAGTGTTTATTACATCATTATTCCAGCTTTCATCATCAAGCTTATCAATCTCACTGTTTTTCAAAAAATCATTAGTTCCTTTTTGAAAAGCAGCTAACAAATCATCAATAGTTCTAGCTCCTGGTGTTCCAATAGCATCTATTTCTTTTTGTTTTTCTTCTTCAGCTTTAGCTTTAGCTTTACGCTCTTCTCTTTCTTTTGCATCATCTAAAGGAGACTTCCACCAAGAACCCTCAGTTGTTGTAGAAGCTCCCATTTCATTACCATATGCATCATAAAGTTTACCAAATTCATCTCTAGTAAACTGTTTTGAATCATCTATTTCTCCCATAACTACTCTTCATTTAAATTATACCCAGTTTCTTCTTCAGTGTAACCTGTTTCTTCTTCAGCTTGTCCTGTTATTTCTACTTCTTTAATAGCATCTAATAAGTTTACTTGAGCAGGGTCTGGTTGAGGAGCTAATGAAGAAGTGTCTGTTGTTCTATCTTCTAACATTTCTATAATATCTTCAGCATTAACACCTCTTTCTGATGCTGCATCAGTTAAACTATTCCAGTGAACACTAGCTTGATTTTGCATATTTAATCTCTTATGCTTTTCCATTTGTTCTAAAAAGAATTGATGTATTTTAATATGTGCATCCATCCATAATGTAGGATGTAATTCCTTAATTGCATAAGTTACATATTGATAAATCTCCCAAATAGAACCAGGAGCACTATAACTATGTGTAGGATTGTCAATTTCTTCTTTTACTGTAAGTAAATCTCTAGTACTAAAATCATTATTTACAAAGAAAAGTTTACCGGCCAAGTCAAATTGACCTTCTCTTCCTATAATATGACTTTTCATATTCTCTTTTTCTATTACCATTTGATCAAACACTCTTGCTGCATTCAAAATAGCATCTTTCATCTCCTCTGGAGCAAATGTTTGTACATCTCCCATATGTTTACGAGCAAATGATCCAAAGTTTCCTGCAACACAACCATTTTCACAAACTAGTATTCTAGTTCCAATAGCAAACTTTACAGTTAATTTTTTATTGTAACTGTTTTGCCATCCAATTTCTAATTGCATATCTGCATCTTTTACATTTGCAATAGTGTAACGAGCTGTACCAATCATTCCTTCTTGAGAAGAATAATATTCTTCTGCTTCTAATTCAAATCCTGCATCTCTAATTCCTTTTAATGTAGCTACAGCTAATTCTTTATGAGATACAGGTTTGTAAGTTCTTGTTTCTTCTGGTATTGGTGTACTAAACAGCCTTCTTTTAGGTGTTCTATATGATATTTCTCTTGCCATTTTAATTTGATTTTTGTTTTTCGTTATACATTTTTATAAATTCTACTATTGCTTTGTATGTTTGATTAATATCTGGAATACAATCTCTAATTTCATAAAAATCTCCATAGTCATCTTCATAATTTAAGCATATGTCCATTATCTTTTGAAATACAGGTATTAACCAATCCCATGAACCGTGATACCTTAATTGTGTCAATTGAAAATGATAATCAATGTCTTGATGAATAGTTTTATCAGGATGACCTTTACTAATAACTTTTTTAATTATTTTATCATCAAAAAAATCTTTTTCTTCTTTATAGGTTAATCCCATAAATTCAGCTATCAATTTATTATTTTCTATTTTAGACATAACTAAATAATTTTTCTAACCATTTATTCATTTCTTCGCTTGTGTCATTAACTTGATTCATAACACTTCGTACATCTTCTTTAGGATACCATACTACATAACCTCTATGTGTTCTAAGATCTATTCCCAGTCCACTAGCTTTATTACCTAATGGTTTGCTTCCAGTGTATTTAAACCAAAAATGCATTCCATTATTTTTAGTTTTATATTTTAGTGTATAGTTTAATTCAGCATTTAATACTGAAGGAATAGCTTTAAAACCATCTTGGTCTCCATGTCTATCAACATCTATTACAATGTATCCTTTTGAGGGAACAACTGCCAGAGAGAATCCCTCTGGCGTTTGTCCTTCAAAATAAGTTTCATCAGGAAGCATTCCCCATTTAATAATAGGTTGCTTTCCTTTTAATAAGAAGCTTTTCAAAACTTGTATAAAAGTTTAGCAGATTTATTTTCTGTCCACCATTTACTATATTGGTAAGTTTTGGCAAAGTCATGAACTCTTTTCACTTCTTTATAAACACTAGAAGGTAAAGCTACTTCACCAGGTATATCTCTAGCTACAAGAATAGCTCGTTCTACATCTACTCTTTTTGCTCCTAAATGGTCAGCATACCCACATATCACTGTACATGCACCATTTAATCCACTACCTGAATTTGGAAATTCTAAGTCGTTTTCTTGTATAAATTTTACTAATTGCTCTTTCATAATTATATGTTTTTGTAAGGATTCTCTTCTACCCATTCTTTAAGGAAATCATTTAATTCTGATTCCTCAATACCAATATCAGTTGCTAAAGTTTTGTCTTTTGCTCCAATTCTTGCCCATGTATCAGCTGTATTAGCTAATGAAGGCAAATCTGCTTTGATACTTTCATCTATTGAATCAGGATTTTTTAATGCTCCTAGCAGATCATCGATCGTTAATTTCTTTTTGCTCATTATATTTCTTTTGTTTTAAGTTCTAATAATTCCATTTGTTCCTCACTAATATCATGAGTTCTAAGCCAAACATTACAAATCTCTTTCACTATCATTGTATTTGCTTGGGTAATTTTTAATTTTTCATTAAACTCTTCTTTGCTGAATATACTTTCGTATTTCTCTAGCTTTTCTAAAAGTTCAACGTATTTAAGAACAACTTCATCTGTATCATAACCTCGTTTGTGATACTTGAAACAACGATTAAGCTGTCTAAGTACACGACTAATAGCCCATATTTCATCTGAATAGTATGTGGTATTCCACTTGTTCCACGTTGCTTTGTTCCCTGGAAGATTTTCTGACAAGTCTAAAAACTTTTTAGTTTGAATGTCATAACCTTTACAGATTATATCTAAATCAAAACTAGAAATAACACTAAAAATATCTTTAGCTTTCTTTTTAAGAATAACATTAATTTCTACACAAGTGTTATAGTGAAATTTAATAGTAATTAAACCAAACTTATAAAATGTAGAATTATTTTTAGTTCTGTATTGATCCCATTTCCATTTTTCTAATGGATCTAAGATTTGAAACTTATCGTTATAATGCATAGAAAAACAAAGTTCTTGAAAACTTTTTTCATCATATACAAAACAATCAATATCTTGTCCTTCAAAATAATCTAGTAAGCAACTTCCTGTTATACAGCCTTTAATTGGTTGTTCTTTTAGCCAATCTACGGCAGCATCTATTTGTTCTCTCATTTCTTTTAAATTATAAATTGTTAGCAAAAAATAAAGCCACAGAGTTTCCCCTGTGGCATTTATTTAAAGAGATTTATTATTGTAATAAATCAATTGTTTCTTTAACAGCATTTGTTACATCTGCAACAGTGTAAATCTTGTTAAGTTTTACAATACCTTCGTCAAAGAATAAACCAAATTCTTCCAATTCTTTTAAGATGTTGAATTCTTGTAAGAAATCATTGATTTTGGCAACTTTAGAACTTTCATCAGTGAACTCCATGAAAGACATAGCTTCTGCTTTCAATTCTTCAGTTAATTTTTGTTTAACTTTTCTTGGAGCTGAAACATATTCTGGATTAGTACCAGCGATTTCTTTTGCTACTTCTGCTCTAACATCTTCTAAAGATGCTACTTCTGGGCACTCAAACACTTTACCTTTTGCATGTTTTGCAAATGTAACAATGTAATGTGCTCTTTCTTGAGCAGCAACAAATGCATCATTGATTACTGGTACAACTTCTTCTCCTTTTACAGATAAGTATCCACCATTTACTAAGTCTAATTCTGATTTTTTGATAAATTTTTTCATTGTTTTTGTTTTTAAAAAATATTAATTATTGATTTATTTTAAATATTTAACCCAGTCATGTACATGCTCGGTTTCTTTTGGTGTGAACCAACTTGCATACCCGGCAGTCTGAGGCTCACGTTTCCTACTGCTTTCGTTTGATGTGTGGAAAGAAATTACTTTATCGACAGTCCATTCGCATAATTTTTTACCGTCCTCATCTGAGATGTATCCAGTACTTTTATTATACTTATTGCTCCATTTCCACCCTGGACCATGATTGTCACCAAATACAATAGCAGTTTTGTAAGCTCTTTTACTATCACTTACTAACTTTCTAAAGTACACTTGGTCGTTATCCATACCATTCTCTTCATAGATAGTATTAATATCTAGAACATGCAGGTTTTCATATTGATACAAAGTAGATTTAGACCCTGTAATCAATAAATCTGAATAAAATGTTTCCGCTAAGTTCTTAGCTAACGTTAAACACGTTGAACTAACAGCTCTAGGAATACTTCCAGAGATATCTATAACGATTAGATTTCTGTTAGGACTCACTAAATCAAGAGCACCATACATACCATCTAATTTTTTGTTATACATATTACTGTTGTACACTGCAAAATTGTGAATATTAGTTTCAACTGCTTTCTCAATCTTGTCTAACCAGACTGGAAATACGTTTAACTTTTTCAATTTGTCAATGTCTACATAAGCTGTACCATCTTTAACAAATTCCTGATACATACCCCAAGACCCTTTAATTTCTGTCATGGTCTCAGGAGTTTCTGGATCTTTGTCAAGATCTACACCTGATGTAGTTAATTCCATGTAAGTTGGATGACTAAAGTGAAAGTCTTGAATATCTAAATATCCATTGTCTTTAAGAATTTGTCTAAAATCAAAAGGAAATTTTGATTTCATACATTCTTGGAACAATACTTCATACTCCATCATACGAACTAAACTAGGTTCTACTGATTCATCACCATAAATAAAAGGAATACCAGGCGGTAAATCTTTTATTTCAGCTCTGTCAGTAATAAAATACACTTTTGGTAGTGTAAATTTTTCACTTACTAATTGTTTCATGCTGACATTTTTAATTTAATTAAATCTAACCAGGAGATCATTTCTCCTTCTGCTAATACTCTACCATCTGGTAAGTCTACTTTTTCTGAAAATGGGTTTCTAATCATGTGTTCTAATATTGGCTTAATGTTAGCTTCATAAGGTGTTTTAACCTCATTGATTAACATATTTACAGCTTTATCAATACTACGAGGTGTAAAGAAATTATTGGTTTCAAACTCTTCACTTTTTATTAGTTGTGACAATTTTTCACACATGTTCTTAATAAGCCCATATTTTTCCATCATGTAATCTGTCCACATATCTTCGTTAAATCCTACATTATACCATACAAATCGTTCTTTAATTTGTGGTGTAAGAGGAGACATTCCTTGTGGATTAGCTGCTGCTATAATCATAATATTAGGAAGATCTTTTCCTGATATAAACTTACGTTGTTCTAATATTGTAAGACAAGCATTTAATACAACTGGATTACCATTTAATAGTTCATCGAAAAATAATATATCCCCATCTTTTAAGTCTTCCAACTTGTCAAAATTAAAATATGTCATTTTTCCTTTTTCTTTATCGGGCATAGCTATCCCAGAGATCTCAAATGGAGACATCTGTGATGTTATAAGCTCGACTAATTTTGCATTCTTTCTTTTTGCAAACTCTTGGATTAATACTGTTTTTCCTAATCCTGGGTTACCGATAAATAACGGTACAATAGACTTTCTAAGACTATCGTTTGAGTATACTTTTTCTAGTATATCATTTACTTCATCCATTTTTAATTTGATTTCATTTTTAATATAATTATCAATTGTTTGTTCATATGGGTCAATTCCAAATGTATAACTTCCTTTTGGAACACTAGATGATGAAGACCAATAAGATCTAAGATCTCCAAGAGGTATACCACCTGTTCCGTGAATTAATACATCTAAATCTGCGTCCATATTAATTTAGATTTAAAATACGTGTAAAAGCATCTTGCTCTTCTTTCCTAAGCTTTGCTTCAGCTATTTTTCTAGCTTTTTCTGCTTTTCTTTTAGGAATTAAGTTTCTATCTCTAAATTTTAAGTACGTCTCTCGTACTTTTTTAACTTTTTCTCTTTTCTGTGTTCTATTCATATCATCTGTTTTTGTTTTAAATATTCTTCTAAAACACTCATACCATACTTCTTTACTAAATCTGCCCAGTCTTTAATACCTTCTGCAAGATACTTTTTAGGTACATTACAATATCCAAAACCAAACAGCTCTGTAATTTGTTGGCTATTTTCTACACCAGTACTATCGCTATCAAAAGATAACACTTGTCTTCTTGAATTATCTCTCAGGAACTTAACATTCTCTTGAGAAAAACAAGCTATACCTTCATTTTGTACAGCACATGTTGTGGCTAGTATTTTTCTAACCACCATATAGTCTTTCTTACTTTTATTAATGAAAGCTATATCAGCGTCTTTAATACATTCTTTACCATCCATCATTGTTATTGGAACATTGTTTGGTAACCATTTTCTTTTTTTGTTTTCAAACGGTCTGTAAATTTTCCAATAACCTTCATAATAATATCCAAAACAAGGTTGAGTTTCATCAAATGAAAATCTTTTTTTGTTTAAGAATATTTTCTTCACACTATAAATGTTTTCTCTTTTTAAATTAGAAATATCTTGATGAAATAAATTCCAATAATCTAAATCTAATTTACTGAAATTATGAGGTAACACTTGTATTTTTACATACCTTTTACCAATAGATTCTGGTTGTTTATACTCTTTTACAATTTTCTTGTATTTATCAGTAGGTTTACCAGAACTAATTCCAAGTCCAAAATCATTATCAATTTTTCTAAGAGTTTCATCTAAGGATGGAAGTTTGTATAACTGTCTAACAAAATGAACACAATCACCTCTATAATCTGTATTACCATAATCAATATATCCCAGAGAACCATATCTATTACTTATTAGAAATGATGGGTTTCTATCTTCTCTGAAAGGACTATTAGTTATTTGATTTACTTTCCAATCATTAGGCATATACATTTTAAAGATGTCGAATTCACTTATTCTTTTCAGGATATTTTCCTGAGTTAAATCTATCTTCCTTTTTCCTCTAATCATTAAAATTGTGTTTAAATATAAAAGGCCCTAATGTTAAGGGCCCTTTACATCATAAATAAAATGAATCAATAACCACTAGACATTTGTTCATCTTCTCCTTCTATCATAGCTTCTTCTTGAGATGCTAGATTTTCTTCAGGATTATAATCTTCTACTGGTGATAATTTAAAGAAATCTTTACAACCATACTCTCCTGTAACATTGTATATAAATTTTTCATGTAATTTTAAATCTTTCAAAGCTTTACTTTGAATAACATTGATTACCATGTCATCATTGTAATTTCTTGCTCTGAAATGTTTCATACAATACTGAGGTAAGAATTGTCTGTTGTAAATACCTTGATATGTTACAAGTTCTTCTTCTCCATCTTCATTTTCTTTAGTTTTAGTTACAATTGTAGCTAAACCAATAAATGTTGTAGCATAATCACCACCAATTTGCTCACGTAAAGCAGACACATCTCCTTTCATTAGTTCTTTCCAACCAATTTGAAGTTCTGTATCTTCATCACGATAATCTAAACCACCTAACCATGTACGCAAGAAATTGTAGAAATCTTCTTCTCCATTAAATGCTTCACGATATGGTCTTTTAGTAAACCAAGCTTGAAGACTTTCTTCTTCTTCAGCCCATGAACAATTACCAATATTATTGATAAATTGTGTTTTGGTTTCATCACGATTTTGTCTAATTTTATCTTCTAAAAAGAAGACAGCTTTAAATAAATCATCAGCACCATCTTTTTTAGCCCAAACGTCAACTCTTAAATAAGGGTTTCCTTCTTTGCTTGTTCCTGTGTAATCAAATTCTTCTTGACCATCTTTCAATGGTAAGCCTAAATCTTCATCCCACTCTTTCATTGTTGGGTTTATAGAAACCACGTTTAACTCAACTAAACCAACCTGTTTTGGCCGATCTTCGATAGGTTCTCTAACCTTACCTTTAATTTCGCTCATAAATTTTTAATTTTTAGCATTTTACTTAATTTCATTTAACAGATCACTATCAAATATGTTATCCCAATAGGTAACAATACTATCATCTGTCTGTTTTTCAGATAATAGTATTTTATCTTTCAAAAACGGTGCTCTACTACCAGCAATAATACTGTCATTTAACACTTCAAAATTGATAAAACGTTGATTATCTTTAGCTATTAGTTTACCTAAAGCTGTAACTTTTGTTGCAAAAATTCTTTTTAACTGTCCAGTAAGAGCAATTTCTATACTAGACACTTCTTCTTTAGAATTGTCTTTAATGTATTTTTCAACAATGTGAGCTGCATACATTCTATAAGGACTAATTTCTCTAAACAATTCAATTTGTGCTAAAAACCATTTTCTAGTCCACCAGTAACCAGCTCCATCTGCAAGTGTTAATACACTTTTAAAGTTTGGATCTCCTGGACTCCATCTTGGTGCATTTTTTCGTACATCTGTTTTGTCTTTTTTATTGAAATTTTTTCCAATAGTTGAAGCCATATACATTAATGTTCCACCAATTTCAGACATTCTATCTAAATCAGACAGTCCGTCAATAATAAGCATATCATATTTACCTTTTTCAGCTAAAAGATTGTCTCTATAGCCAATGTAATTATAAAATGCATCTACATCAGATGTAGTTTCATCTTCGTGAATATCAATTTTTCTAGCATCAATGTATTCATATCCTCCTTTTTCTAGGTTGAAGACTAACCCATTGTATTTAACAGAAAAGTCACCAAAAATAGCACTTTTTCCCATTTTTGGTTGGCTAATAATAACCAGATCTCTTGGGGAAGTACCAGTACTTTTGGTGACTTTTTCTGGTAAAACAAATTCTCTCGTTTCACTCATAATTATTTAGTTTTTAGATTGTTAACAGTCTTACAATATACAAATTAAGCTTGATTTACACAAGATAAAAATCATAATCTTTTCATTTTTCTACCACGTTTTTTATAAGATTTGCCAAACTTAGAAACGTAAGTTTCTCTATAACGTTTTAAACTAGATTCGTTTTGTTTTTTCTTTATTTCTGGATTTTTCATCCGTTCTTTTTGATAACACGATTGACAAAGTCCTTTTGCATAAGATTTATTATTACAATTTTTACAGGATTTCATACATATTTTATTTTTGTTTTATCTTAAAATTAGTTATTAATTTCAACAAAAGTCATATCGTCTTTATCTATTGTAACCATTACTTTATATCCAATTCCTCTTACACCTTCATCAGTTTCTAATTCATAATTTTTACCTTTATGATAAACATCAATTTTATTTCCTCCCCAAGTTCCTAAATAATTACCATCAGGTAATGTAATTGGTTTTATTTCTGTAATTTTTTCTGTAATTTTTATTATTTTTCCCATTTAAATATATTTAATTTTTGATTTATCGAAAAATTCTAAAGCTTTTTTAAACCAAGCTTCTTCAACTTTTTCTGTTGTACAAATAATATAAATATGAGCTTTTTTATCTGGAGTGTCATACTCCATACCCATACATCTATTAATCTTTTGAGCAAGGTTTTCACCATTACTGTCAAAATAGTTAATAATAACTTTATTTAAAGGTTTATATGTAACACCTGCATTACCAATTTTTACTACAGCTAGATGTTTACCTTTACCATCAACAAAATCTTGAAACACTTGTTTTTCTTTAACTTTATTGTGATAAGAAGGTATACCTAAATTGTCAGCAATCTTAGTTACTCCGCAGAAAACTAAAATACGTTCATCTATATGTTTTCTTAGGAGCTCAATAGTTTTAAGACGTTTAGCTTCACTACTTTGAATAATACGCATTCTAGCTAACCTAAGAAACATAGTATTTTCACCATATCGCTGTTTATCATTAATAACCCAACTAAGTGCAGCAAACTGTTTCTTTTCAGTTCTTTCTTTCTTTTTAAACATACCTGTTTTTTGGTTGTCTAAAGGAACTTTAAACACTGTAATTTGATAATCAACAATAACACCTTCTTCAATAGCTTGTTCAATAGGATAATGTCCAACAACTTTTAAACCTAATTCATAATTTAAATTTGAT